GGCATAAGTTGTTCTAGAGACCGCTGCTCCCGCACATTCTAAGAAACCACTAGGCGCAGAACCAGTTGACCATGGAAGAATTGTTCCTGTAGCCGTACCTTCTATACCTGTAAGGTTTGCTCCATCAAAATCATATTTAGTTGCTTCGTAATTTGACATATTATTTCTCCGTGTAAGTCCATCCTACATTTGAGCCAGAATAAACTAGTCCAAATGCTGCCCCTTCAGTGTTAACAGTTAAATCCGATGATGCGTTAGCTATTTTTAAACTATTTCTTCCAACAGTCAATGCGTTGGCATCGAAAGTATATCTTGAATCAACAAAATTTACTATATCACCGTCAGCTGGAGATGCTGGTAAAGTTACCGTTACCGCTCCACCATTTGTGTCTACAAAAAGATTAGCACCTGATTGAACTGTTTCTGATGCAGTTATAGTTCTCCATTTTCTAAATTCATTTGCTTTAACAATATTTGTTCCATCTGAAAAACAAGTAACAGTATTGCCTTCACATAAAAGAAGTCCTGTTCCAGATACAGTTTTGAATGTTAAAGTATATCCCGCGTGATCACAGCCATCTTCAACAACAAACATTTTTTCTACTGAATCAGGTACAGTAACAATAGAGTTTCCTCCTAAAGTTCCTGTTAATTTTAGAATCATATTTCTAGCTTTGGAAGTGCTAGTTGAGCCATCTGTGATGGCAAGGGCTAAAGTTCCCCCAGAAGTAACAGCTTGCGATAAATAACCCGCAATTGCTTGCTGAATAATGTTTAAATTTGTATTAGTTTTGTCTCCCCAAGTACCGGCATTGGCGCCAGTTACCATCAATTCTATACCGAGTTCATTATATGATGACATATTTTTTTCTCCTAAGCCACGTGATTTACATCTGTATACGATGTATAGCCAGTTATGTCAATATCTTGATATGCTGTAGGTCCAACACTACCTACATATGCAGTAACCTCAAGACCTGTTACTCCTACCACATCCGCAGGAACAATAGCCCCCACTGATGCTGTCGCATTAGTTGGTGCTGTTAATGGGACTGTAATGCCCGTAGTTATTGATCCCACTGAGGAAGTCAGGGACATGCCAGTAGGAAAGATTATTTGTTTTTCGGTAACCTCAAGAGATCCTACTGAAGCTGTTGAAGATACTCCGGTTAATCCTACAACGTCTGCAGGAGTTATAGCTCCCACTGAAGCTGTGACAGCCGAAGGAGCACTTAATGGTGTTGTAATTTGAGAAATTATAGATCCTACTGAAGCTGTTGAAGATACTCCAGTTAATCCCATTACATCGGCAGGAGATATAGATCCTACTGAAGCTGTTGAAGATACCCCGGTTAATCCTACAACGTCTGCAGGAGTTATAGCTCCCACTGAAGCTGTTGCAGAAAGACCAGTAAGTAAGATTACTTGGTTAAATGAATTACCCCAACCTTCTTCACCCCAGCCATTTCTACCCCAACCAATTAAGGTTCCAGCATTATCAAAAGTGCCGAGTTCAGATGTTAATTGAGAAGGCGCTGTTAATTGTACAAACGCCATAGATATAGAACCTACAGAGGAAGTTAAGCCTGATGGTGCGGTTAATGGTACGGATATAGTTTGATCAGCGACAACGGTTCCAACACTGGAAGTTGCACCGAGACCAGTTAATCCAACTTGCATTGCCGGTGGAGTAATAGCTCCAACGGATGAAGTTGCAGATACTCCGGTTAAAGAAATTGTTACAGTATTAGATGCCCAGGCGTTTTGCCCCCAGGCTACGGAAGGACTATCACCACCCCAGACTGATGCCATAAGGATTACCTCCTTATGCTATTCTAACTATAGCTGTAGTTGCTGCTTTAGCTGGAAACTGAACTGTGAAAGTTCCAGAAGAAACTGTTTTATCTCCGCCAAAAGCTACTGCACAAACTGCAGGATCGCCAGATGCAGTATCATTATAAATTAAACATCCATTAGCTGTAAAAGAAGCGGATGTCCAAGATACATCGTCAAAGTCAACACATGCAGTTGAACTGTCTAAAGATGGAGTTATGTTTGTTAAAGCTGCTCCGCCTGCTGTGTAAGCTGTTCCAGACGTGTTAGTAATTTCGTTCATACCAGTCGCAGCATAAGCTGTAGTGGATGCACTTAACGTTGCAGAACTTGTAAATAATGCAATTTTAAATGTGTTCCCTGTAGACGCTGTAAAGTTATGTACGGCTGTTAAAACTTCGTTTTTAAAGCTATTACAAATTGCTGATGTTATTGCCATAATTTTTTCTCCTCATTTATGGAGACGGGGACTTAACTGCTATTCTGACTGTTCCATCAGTGTAATCGTCTCGTCTTCGTCTACCCAGTTGCATTCCTGCAAACTGTTGTACTGCATTTTTATATTTATTTTCGTATAATGTCAACATCTCCATTGGACCTTTTAAAAATCCATATGCCTCCACCAAGCAGGCATATAATAGACCGCTTGGGAAATATTTACTTAAATAAGTGCTAGTCGTGCTTGAGCTCAATCCCAGAGGTATCATGTTATAATATATCCTATACATGTAATTAGAATCAGGTGTAGGGGCTATATAAAGGCCTCCTGAAGTAGTATCAGAATCTCCCGTAGCGCCACCAAACATGGCATAATACTTAGGGAATCCTGTAACATCTTGAGCTGTCAGATCTCCTTCTGAACCAGTTAGTCTATCTACATATTCTGACAAGTATGTTTGATCCTTTTTCTCTAACCAAGTACCCTTACCTTGAGTGTTGGCTGTGCTGTTAAAGACTTCAACACCTCTAATAAACAAAGCTCCGGTAGCACCTTTACTTCCTTTGCCTGGAGAATTTATAGTATTATCATCTGCAACCAATGTACCTTCGGACACATATCTAGCAGCGTCCATTGGAAGTTCTTGGTTGATTCTAAATTCTGCATCTTCGATAAATCTATTTATAACAGCTTGAGTAAAAACAGAATCGTCTACTTCAGTATAGTTTCTAATATCTGTTGTTAGATTTGCATATGTTGTTCCAGCCATAATTATAAACTCTCTATGTTAAGAGGACTAACCACACAGTTAAACCCTCCTCCTGTTTCTGTTCCAGTTGCAGCACTTGGTAACGTTACTGTAAAACTATTTTTTTCTGTAATAGTCGTATTAGCATCGTCAATATAAGTTGTCTCAATTAAAGAAGCAACTTTAAAAGATCCATAAACCGTGGCTCCAGAATTATGCGCAGAGGCTGTTGTTGGGGGCGGTGTATACCCTCTATAAATAGAAGATGTACCACGAGTGCATCCCGTTAAATTATTAGATGATCTTCCAGTGTATTGAATAACTTCGTTTTGATATGTTCCCACTAACAAGGGATCGCTAGTATCTGATGAAGTTAAAAGTTTTTTAATCATAATAAATCCAGCAGTTGGAAAATTAGAGCCATCCGTTAAAATAATTGTTGTGGCACTATCGGTAATGTTTCCATTTAAAGTTGTTTGTAATTGAAATGCATCAACGGATACTCCGCCAACAGATTCTTTAACAGAAGTAAATCTTAAAACATCATCAACTTGTAAAGCACTAAAAGGAAAAGAGACTGTTAAAGTTGTATTAGACGCAGTTGTAAAAGGATTTAAAGGTAAGAAATCTTGTGTTCCAAACTCTGTTCTAGCTGGTCTTGCTCTCTGTAAGGCTTGTGGATCAGCACTTGTAGGTTTTGGCTCTAACTGTGCAGATTTAGGTTCATATTCTGAACGATGAACCCATGCACCAGTCCATTCTCTAACCATTTCATTATATGGAAAAGCCATACCTGATCTATCGGATATTGCTAAAGCATATTTACCTTGTGAAAAAGTAGTCATTAACCAATCCCCGGATAGTAAATTTTAGGTGATATATAAGTAGAATTAGAAGAACCATCTTCATCTTCTGCTCTTAATAATTCATCTTCATATAACATTTTTAATTGTTGTGTTCTTTGTGGGGCATATTTAAGTGATAAATAATATGATAAGCCCGCAATCATAGGGGGTACAAATCTATAAGGTACATCAGATGCATTTGTATACGCACCAACATCATCTATTCTTTTTGTATAATAAAAATTAATATAGTTTCCATCATGGGCTGCACCTGGAGTTAAATATAAAGTCATTGTAACTTTATCAATAAATCTTTGAACCCAATATTGTGTAGGTAGACCTGTAGCAGTTTTATTAGAAAAACCTTGATACTGAGATCTGCTAATTTTTGTCATTGGAGTATCGACCGAAGTGGATTTTATTCTGTAGTTTGCTTCTTGAATATCTGTCATTCCGTTTGGAAATTGAGTAACTGTATCTGCAGAGCTATGGGTAGCTGCAGTACTTCCGTTAACGCCTCTTACACAGCCTGTTAAATCTAAAGTTGAAATTCCACTGTAAGTGATCTGTTCACTATTAATAGTTATGATTCCACCAGTTGTTGGCATACCCGTAACCGAGGCCACAGGAACTGTTGTAACACTGGCGTTAATACCTGCAGTTAAAGTAGTTGAGACTCCTTCAGATGCACCATCTGCCGGAGAACGATAAAAAGTATACGTTGCCTGGTCTTCTACTAATGCGACGTTTTGATTTTTTACTTCCCAAAACTGAAGTCCTCTATTACCCCATTCAGAAAATAAAATATTTAATGATCTTTTAGCTGTCTTTAATTGATAACCAGACGTACCCTGCATACCAATACGTTCGTATGCATCTTCAATGATTTCATCTATGCCTAAGTTCTTATCAAAAACATAAGAGCCTGAAGTAGTGTTAGCCACCGAAACCTCCTAGGCACCCGTAATTGTTAGCGTAATGCTTCCGTCTGTTCCAGAATCTTGCGTTAATGTACCACAAATCCCATCCTTAAAAAGAATACCTGAACCAGGTATATACACATCAATACCGTCTACATCCCATTTATAAGTAGCTTTTAAATTACTACCTGCTGCATCACCTGTAACAGCTGTATCATGTAAAAGTAAAACAGCATCAGTTTTTCCTTTTCCTTGAATAGATGTAACTCTAGCTCTACCAGCTCTCATTAATGTTATGGCCCCTGTATCTTTTTGTAGGGTTGTTTGGTCACTTGTAAAAGTTGACATAATTTTATCTCCTTAATTGTAAGCTCCCGAAGGAGCTCACAAAATTTATTTACCTATTAACTGTCAGCAAAAGGTGTTACTTCAGTACCTGTACCGATTAACACAGCTTCTACTAAATAAACGTTGTCTTCAAGTGCAGTGATAGTAACTGTACTACCTTTGTCTCCACCTGTAGTTCCACCGTTCATACTGATAACATCATTAGACGATGCTGGTACGAATGTACTATTCGTTCCATCTGCTACATTCACAACAGTTGCGTGACCAACAAATTTGTCAGTTCCATCTGTTTTAATGTCACAATCAGTTGAATCTGTTCCTACAAAAAATTTGTAGATAGCTCCTAATTGATTGTTAGCATTTGGATCATCTGATCCGGCTCCTTCGCCTTTGCTATCTGCTTTAATTGTTGGAAGTGTAACTGCACCATCAGCATCATTTATTTTAATAACTTTTCCTGCATGAGCAGCAAAAGTTAAAGTAGTTTCTGATGTAATGTCTACGACTTCATCAGGTCCTGCAGCAACAAATCCTCTTAAAGATTGTACTGGTCCTGAAAATGTTGTTCTTGCCATAATTATTCTCCTAGTTAATTTGGATATAGTCTCTAGGCCGTCGACTATACGCGTCTACATCCAATTAATTAATTGTATAGTAATTAATATATAGCTTAAATTTTTAAAGAGTGCAAGAGGGCGTATAATGTGGATCTGAATTTTCCAACGATGTAGCTTTTTACTAAGTAGCTACAGAAACTTGTGGGGCAGCGTCGTCCACCTTTTGTTGCAAAAGCTCTTTTTTTGCTTCTGCATGTTTTATATGGTTAATCACTTCTCTAACCTTGTGATCTATTTTGACCATATTGAGAGTATATCTACCCTCACTAAGATGCTCCTGCTCCCATTCTAACTCCAGACCTCTCTTCTGCTTGTAAAGGTCGTGTAGATGTTGATGCATCGATAACCTCTTCATAAGTTATTCGTTTAACCTTGGGATCATTCATTTCTCCAAGATATTCCCATTTTATATCACCTTTTCCCAATTTGTCAATAATTGCGTTCTCAATATCTAATGAGGTTTCAATGCAATTTATAACAAAATCTGCATGGTATTTGTAGGCATATATTTGTACTCTGAAGTTTTTAGGGCGCATTTTTCCTTTCTATTTAATGATTGTGGCGGAACTGTGTCCCGCCACAAAAAGTTTGTTAAGTATTACGCTCCAGCTGTTCCGAAGATACCTCTAGGGTCTGATACGCCAAAAACGTATCTTTCTCTAGCTTTGTATCTAACGTTGCCAGTGTCGAAATCACCTTCCATCTTAGTAGATAGAGGTGTTCTGTTGAAGTGTTTCATACCATTAGGCACATCTGTTTTAATGAACCAAGCATCAGTGTCTGTTAAGAAATTATTAACGACATATCCTTGAGGAATCATCCCCATAGATTTGACTGCATTGATATCATTATCAGCAGTAGCTGTTCTGCCTGCAGACTTCATAAGTCTTTCAGCAGTAAACTGTAGTGCAGATGGAATGATCATCTTCATACCCTTAGCAGCAATTTTTAAACCTCTTTCATCAGTAAGCGCAGCAATGTCAATCAATGCTTGCTCTAATGAAGTTTCGTTTAAGTCAGCTGCCGTTGATAACTGGTTTGAAAAAGTTCCAGCAATCGTAGGATGTGACGCGTTAAGCAAAGTTACACCGTCGCCTGAAGAAAATGATCCTCCAGTTTGTCCATTGTTTAATGGAGACGCTGCCTTAACTTGTTTAGTTTGAGCCATAGATCTTGCTAAAGCTTTTGTGTAACGAGAAGCCAGTCTGTCATATAGATTGTCTTCAATAGCTTCCTCAGTGATAGCAAAAGCGAGAGCAATTGTCTCGTTAGTGTATCTAGCTGTGAAAGTTTCTTGAGCGTTATCGTATGTAACACCTGAACCTTCTGGTTTTACTTGAGCTGAAGCGAAACCTGACAACATTACTTCCTCTTCGAAAGCTCTGTCAGACGACTCAGTAGTATAAATTTCAGCGGACTGATTTTCATACTGTTTATATTCCAGGCCAAATAAAGCATTTAAACCTGGCTCTAGTTCTTTAACTAGTTGATTACGTGATATAGCCATAATTTATCCTCCTTATACCCCTGTAGTGTCTGCGTAGAATGATTCATTGATAAGAACTCTCCAAACCACATTTGCAGCTCCGATTTCGTCGTTATCAGGATCTCTTGAGACACCTATTATTTTCAGTTGCTGTGATGAACCTGCAGCGATAGTAGAGTCACTTAAAGTGACTGCTGATACGAAGTTGGGTGAAGACCCAGCTACGTATGTTGCTATATCTGCCGTACATCCAACATCTGTTTGAACCGACGCTCCAGTATTATCACTTCTAATCTCATATTGCTGTAACGGACTGTCGTTAACCAGCGCTTTGATATCAGAGGCAGTATTACTACCTTGAAGGTAGTTTTGGAACGTAGGCTTCGATGTAGTAGCATCAGTATAGAAAACACCGTTTAGTGAACCAATAATATCTTCAGTTCCTGCAATACCTACTATTACATATCCACTCGCTGCCTGACATACCAAATCTTGGAAGTAGATAGCGCTTGAGGATGCTGCAACAGGGTATTCACCTAAACCCATGCTTTCCGGACCATTGCCATACAATTTAATGGGTTTTATTCCAAACCCAGTTGATGACGCATTAGCCATAGTTGTTTTCTCCTTGTGTGACCTGTCCTTGCGGACCTCCAGTCACGGTTAATGTCTATCGCTGGTTTGAAAATTTAAATTTTAATTTTTCTTCCCACCGAAGGTCGTACGAGATTGTCTATCAATTTCGATAGGCATTCCCTTATGCTGCTCCTTCATAAGATCGTTGTCGATTGCGGTCATTTGATCTTGAGCCTCTTTTTGAAAGTACTCTTGTCTTGACCTTGCGATCTCTTCCGGTACCCTAGTCAGCACTAGGCCTCCGTGCCCGATAACCCCTGCGTATTTGCCATCTGGTATTGCTGGATAGTCTTCATTGGGATATGCGTCGGCTCTTACTAATTCATAACCAGACCTTAAGCG